TGACAGAACAGAGACTTGGACTGAAACCATTAAACGTATCATTGACGGAGCAATTGAGATTGGCGTTCCGTTCACAGAAAAAGAAGCAGAGCAATTGTTTGATCACATGTATAATTTGCGCTGCACAGTTGCCGGCCGAGCATTGTGGCAACTTGGCACTCCGCTTGTATCAAAATTTTCTGGCACATCGCTAAATAATTGCTTCTTCACAAATATTGAGAAGATTGAAGATTTTGAATTACTGTTTGATTATTTGATGCTTGGTGGAGGAGTTGGATTCTCTGTTGAAAGATCAAAGATTCATGACTTGCCGAAAGTTAAGGAAGTCAAATCAATCAAGGCAGAGCGGAGCAATGATTCCGATTTTATTGTCCCAGATTCTCGTCAGGGCTGGAGAGAGTTACTTCACAAAGTTCTTGAATCTTACTTTATCACTGGTAAGAGTTTTACATATTCAACTGTTCTTATTCGTGAGTTTGGCGCTCCATTGAAGACATTTGGTGGAACCGCATCTGGTCCTGGCGCGCTCGTTGATGGTATTGATGATATTTGCAAGGTATTGAACAATCGTATCGGTAAGAAACTGCGTTCAGTAGATGTGCTTGATATTTGCAATATTATTGGTCGAATTGTTGTCTCTGGTTCGTCTCGTCGTTCTGCACAAATTGCAATCGGTGATCCAGACGATGTTCTTTTCTTGCGAGCAAAGAACTGGTCATCTGGCTCAGTGCCTGCTTGGAGAGCAAATAGTAATAATTCAATCTACGCTGATGCCTTTGATCAAATTATGCCGGAGCTTTGGAAGGGTTATGATGGCTCTGGTGAGCCATATGGTCTTGTGAACAGAAAGCTTGCTAGATCTGTTGGAAGACTTGGTGAACATGCAAGTGATCCTTCTATTGAAGGATTCAATCCATGTGCAGAGATTGCTCTTGCTGATGGAGAGTCTTGCAACCTCGCAACTATTTTCTTGCCCAATGTTGAATCGCTCGAGCAGTTCAAGCAAATTTCAGTTCTGCTTTATAAGATTCAAAAGCAAGTTACCAGACTAAGCTATCCATATGATAAGACAAATAAGATCGTACATAAGAATGCTCGCTTAGGCCAGTCTATTACAGGCATCCTTCAGTGCTCTAAAGAAAAAATTGGGTGGCTGTCTGATGTGTATGAAAATCTTAGAAAGTTTGATAAGGAGTATAGCAAGGAAAAAGGATGGCCTACATCTGTTAGACTAACAACAGTTCAGCCATCTGGCACTCTGTCTTTGCTTCCTGGAGTAACTCCTGGTATTCACCCTGCCTTTGCTAAGTATTATATTAGAAGAGTTCGTTTTGGTTCTGCTGATCCACTAGTTGAAGCATGCAGAAAGCGTGGATACAAAGTGGTTTGGGATGTTGGTCTTGATGGAAGAGAAGACCATACTCGCTATGTTGTTGAATTTCCTTGCAAGTCTCCAGAAAACTCGGTGCTTGCAAGTGAGATGACAGCCATTGAGCAGCTTGAATGGGTTAAGAAGATGCAAACTGTCTGGGCAGACAATGCTGTTTCAGTCACTGTTTACTATCGTAAAGAAGAATTGCCAGAAATGAAGAAATGGCTGGCAGAGAATTATGATAATTCAGTGAAGTCTGTGTCGTTTTTGCTCCATGTTGACCACAATTTCCCACTTCCTCCTTATGAGGAGATTTCAGAAGACGAATACAATAAGATTCTGAAAGGAATTGACTTCTCTGTTCAGTTGAATGCTGGTTCTAACATGGATGAATTGGCTCTTGATAACTGCTCAACCGGCGCTTGTCCGATAAAATAGGTTCTTAGATGCTATTATTTGATTGGAACTGGGAAAAGTTGTACCTCTACTCGTCATTTTTGTTCTTTTTTTAATAAAAATGGTGTACAATATATTCAAATGAGTCATGATATTGTCAAAAACAAAAAACTCTGGGTTCCGCCAAGGACTTATGGAGTCTGTATTTGGATTATGCCAGATGGTCGCCCTCTTAGTGACGGGGATGGCGTATTATCTGCTGAGGGTTTTGTTGGTGACGAAAATATTGAGAAAAGAGTAACCCAAGCAGCCAAATATTGGACCGGTAGTGATGAAGGTGAGGTCGCTTGGGTTCATGGTGCAAGAAAGATTACAGCAAGTGAGCGAGACGATCAAGCCGAAAGATTGAATGATGGTCTGATTCCAGATCCATATGAGGATATTTTTGATAATCTGAGGTAATCATGGATAAAAAAATGGTTCATATTGAAGATAGTAATGCTGTCCAAGAGATTGATGATATTGAATATCTTGCTTTAGAGAGCAAACAGGTTATTGATGACCCATTTACAAAAGTATCTTTTTCTACCCTCTCGCCAAGAATGAAGAGGCGGGCAATGAAGTTGTCCAAAAAGTTTGAAGGTACAGATGGCACTGGCACAAAATATATTGATCCAGAAACTCTTGATGGATATTCACTTTACGATATTGTTAATCCACCATATGATCTAGATACTCTTGCTGGGTTATTTGATTCCAGCTCTATTCACAATGCTTCCGTAATGGCAAGAGTGATGAATACTGTTGGTGTTGGTTTTGAATTTGAAGAGACAACCAAGGCGAAGAGAAAAATTGAAAAAGCAATGGGCGACCCAGAAAAAGTTGGTCGTGTTCGCAAAATGCTTCAAGATGAAAAAGAAAGACTTGATGAAATTTTTGAAAATGTAAACCTTGAAGAGACTTTTATTGAGACGATGATTAAGGTTTGGCAAGATGTTTTGACAATTGGAAATGGCTATTTGGAAATAGGTAGAAATAATTCTGGTCAAATTGGTTACATTGGTCATATCCCCGGAACACTAGTTCGGGTAAGGAGGAAGAGAGATGGCTTTGTCCAAATCGCAAGAAGTAATAAAATCTCGGCGGTCTTCTTCAGAAACTACGGAGATCAAGAAACAGAAGACCCAATTAATTCAGATCCAAGACCGAATGAGATCATTCACTTTAAGATTTACTCTCCTAAGAATACATATTACGGTGTTCCTTCTTCAGTTTCTGCTGCTGCTGCAATTGTTGGCGATAAGTTTGCAAAAGAATATAACATTGATTATTTTGAAAATAAAGCTATTCCTCGGTATGCGGTTATAGTCAAGGGTGCAAAATTAAGTAATCAATCAAAGCAAGAACTTATTAATTATTTTAGGAAAGAAGTAAAAGGTCGCAATCATGGTACTCTTGTTATTCCAATTCCTGCCTCTATTGGCGCTGATAGCGATATCAAGTTTGAAAAGTTAGAAGCTGGTGTTCAAGACGCATCATTTGATAAATATAGAAAAGCAAACAGGGATGAAATTCTTGTTGCTAACAGAGTTCCTGCTCCAAAGGTTGGTGTTTATGACAATGCAAACCTTGCAGTCTCACGCGACTCAGACAAGACATTTAAGATGCAAGTTGTCGGTCCAGATCAGTCAGTTATTGAAAAAAGAATTAATAGAGTTATGATGGAGTTTACAGATCTCTTCACAATGAGATTTAAGAAGATTGACCTAATTGATGAAGATATTCAGTCTAGAATTAACGATAGATATCTGAGAACAGAAGTGATTGCACCCAACGAAGTCAGATCTGCACTGGGTCTCCCAGAAAGAGCAGATGGTGATGAAGTGCTTCCTTTCCCGACAAAAATTAAAAAGGAGCAGACTGGTCCGGGTGCTCCAGTAGGAAATTCTAATAATCAATCCTCACAGCCTAGAAATGCCAGAGCAGATACACCAGAAGGTGCTTCTGATCCAAGACAATCTGGTGATCAGGCGGAAAGAGGTCAAAACCAAGATAATTCAGGAGGTACAGAATGAGTTACGGAATGGGAATTATTTATTCCAATACAGCAGTTACAAGTGCCGCTAATGAGGTTTCAATCAATGGTCACACAACTTGTGTTCATTTTATTAATACTCATAGCTCTACAAATGCAATTGTTAAGCTGAACGGTGGTCCCCACCAAGTTTTAATCCCAGCAGGTAAAAACTATGTTGAGGTTGAGGGTGACTATACCAAGTTCCAAGTCATGACAGCAGGGGTTACTCTTGCAGTTTATGCCATTGGGTGATTTGCTATATAATACATAAATAGCATACACTTAGGAGTATATCTTTATGACAGATTTTAATCTTACTTTCCCCATTGACATGGTGAAGAAAGAACAACGAATTGTTAGTGGTATTGCAACCGCTGATAATGTTGATAAAGTTGGAGATCTTGTTGATTTCAATGCATCGCTTGATGCATTCAAAAATTGGCAAGGTAATATTAGAGAAATGCATGCACCAATTGCTGTTGGTAAAGCAATTAGCTATAAGCCAATTAAAGTTAAAGGTGTAGATGGTCAAGAGTATAATGCTATTCAAGTTGAAGCATATATTTCTAAAGGTGCAGAGAGCACATGGCAAAAAGTTCTTGATGGCACATTGAGAGCATTTTCCATTGGCGGAAAAATTCTGAAAAAGGAAATGATGCAGGGCAAGTCGTACAATGGCAGGCCGGTTTCTGTCATCAAGGAATATAATCTTGGTGAATTAAGCTTGGTTGATAATCCAGCAAATGCAATTGCTACAATTGATCTAGTCAAAAAGAATGATGATGGTGATTTGAAGTATGTTCTTGAAATTATCGAAGAAGAGTTTGAAAAAGCAAAGCAGCCTCTTAAGGATCCAAAAGGTGGATTGACTGCTGCTGGCAGAAGACACTTTAAGCAGACTGAGGGTGCAAACCTTAATCCCGGTGTTAAAGGACCGGAAAATACTCCTGAAAAAATGCGGCGCAAGGGATCTTTCCTTGTTCGCTTCTTCAGCAACCCTTCTGGTCCCATGAAAAAGCCAAATGGTAAGCCAACAAGATTGGCTCTTTCTGCTGCCGCATGGGGCGAACCTGTCCCTCAGGATAGGTCCGATGCTGCAAGACTTGCAGCTAAAGGTCGTCGTATGCTTGAAAGGTATAGAAGAGCAAAAGAAGCAAAAAAGTCTTTTGAGGCAGAAGATCTTCAAGTGGCCCTATTAGACCAAATTAACGAAAATGATATTAACTTTGACTTAGAAAATCAAGATGTTTTAATGGATATTCTATTAGATACAGTTTATGAGGATTTAGAAGATGTTATTGAACAGGGTAGGATTTACTTCGAAGGCAAAGATCTTGACTCCGAAGAAGAAAGTGAAGAAAGTAGTCATTTTGAATTGCAAAATGATGTAGAATATGATAAGGTGAAACCTATGGATAATTTTATTGATGGTGATGAAAAGAAACTGTCACTAGTTAAAAAGTTTGTCGCTTGGTTAAGTTCGGAACCAAGCGATGTTGAGCTTGAAAAGCTTGACGATGCTGAAGTCTCATCCGAGGCAGCAGTAAATACTGAACAAATGGAGGAACAAGAAATGGATATTGATGTTCTGAAAGAAGCTCTTGGCTCCGTCATTGATCAGAAGCTTAACGACTTTGCCACTTCGCTTAAGGCTGAAGTTGAAGCAAATGTTGCTGCTAAGATTGATGAGGTTGCAAAGGGATTCGAAGATCAGAAGACAGAACTTACTCAGAAGCTAGAAGCAACTGAGAAGGCTCTGGAAGAGCAGACTGCCAAAGTTGAGGAAATCGCAAACGCTGGCGCTGTTAAAAAGAGTGTTGACCCCGAGGATAACGAAGAAGAGGAGGCAATCATTAAGTCTACTCCCAAGTCGGTCTGGAACAACATCTATCTCCCGCAGACTCTAATTGAGTCTTTGGGATATAAGTCATAATTAAGGAGGAATAATCATTATGGCAACACAAGAAGAAATTCTTGCAAAGGCTGACGAGGTTACTACGAGCGTCGTCGGTAATGCATCGGGTGGTCTGCTCAAGCCTGAGCAGTCTAACCGTTTTATTGATTTCGTGGTGGATCAGTCCAACCTGATGCGTAACGCTCGCGTTATTCGCATGCGTACCCCGCAGATGGAAATCGACAAGTTGTCGATTGGTACTCGCTTGCTTGCAAAGGCAACTGAGGCAACAGACACAGGCGCAAACGCTCCCGTGACCTTCTCAAAGGTCTCGCTCTCGAGCGTCAAGTTGCGCTTGGACTGGGAGCTCAGCACAGAGTCGCTTGAGGACAACATTGAGGGCGCTTCGTTAGAAGATCACATCGCCCAAGTCATGGCTCGTCAGACAGCCAATGACATGGATGACTTGCTCATCAATGGCAATACATCGTCGGGCAACGCACTGCTCAAGGCACTTGATGGTTTCGTCAAGCTTGCTCTTGCTGGTGGTACGACTGTTGATGAGGGTGGAAATAACATCTCTCGTGCAACATACGACAGAATCCTTCGCAACATGCCGACAAAGTACCTGCAGAAGCGCAATGAACTGCGTTTCTTCTCGGGTCCCGGCTTGGTGCAGGACACATCGTTCAGCCTTCAGAATCCCAACTCGGCAACTGCCGCAACCGCTGGTGCTCCGGCCCCTGGTTCGACATTTGGTGAGCAGGCATTCATGAATGGTGCTGTTCGTGCAAATGGTGGTCCTGGCGCAACAGGTCTCGCACCGTATGGCATTCCGCTGGTGGAAATCCCGCTGATGCCGGAAACGGTTTCTGGTGACTACTCGGGCGCTGCTGGTTCGCATGGTTATGTCGAATTGACATTCCCGAACAACAGAATTGTTGGTATCCACAGAGATATTACTGTGTACCGTCAGTTCCAGCCGAAGACCGACACCATTGAGTACACACAGTTTGTCAGACTTGCAAGCAACATTGAGAACGGTGGTTCTTATGTGATTGCAAAGAATGTCAAGCTGCGTTCGCTCTGATCGTCGCTAGTCATTGATCGTGGCGGGGTGGAGCTTGCTCCCCCCGCCATAATCACATTAGGGAGTTTTATGTCAGAGAATGTTGTTACAAGTGAAAATGTTGCCCCAAAGAAGACAAAGCAATCAAAACCAAAAAAAGTAGAGAATAAGGAAGTCCCCGCTGGGGATAAAATTGTTGTTTGCTTTGAAAGCGGATTTGCGTATTCTCTTCCAAATGGCTTTACATTTACACAAGAGAATAGAATGCTAGAATTGCCAGCCGATGAAGCTAAAAGATTGTTGGCTTTAGACAATTTTAGATTACCGAATGACGAAGAAAAGCAAATGTACTATAATAGTTTGGAGGCGTAAATAAATGGCTGGTAATCTTTCTAACTACCTTGAAGATAAGTTGATTGACCATTTTCTTGGTACAACAACATACACAAAGCCTTCGGCTGTTTATGTTGCACTCTACAGCGTTGCACCTAGCGATGCAGGTGGCGGAACAGAAATAGCAGGCGGGTCTTACGCTCGTCAATCTGCTACTTTTACAGCATCATCTGGTGGTGCTACATCCAATGATGCAAATATTGATTTTACAAATATGCCAGCAGTAACGGTTGTTGCTATTGGTATTCACGATGCTTTAACATCCGGCAATTTGCTGTTGTGGGGCACTCTTACAGCCAATAAAACAACAGATGCAGGAGATACATTAAGAATTGCTACGGGCGATCTTGATATCAGCATTGACTAAGGAGAGCTCATGTTAAGAAGAGAATTTAGTGGCGGCGTATTGCGGACAACACTTTCTGCAAATATTAATAATTCTGCAAGTTCTTTTTCTGTTGTAGACGCATCAACATTTCCCACCGGGGCTCACCCTTTCGTAATTGTTATTGATAGAGGAAATGCGGCGGAAGAAAAAATATTAATTTCATCCAGAGCCGGAAATACATTTACTGCTTCAAACAGAGGCTATGATGGCTCAACAGCCAATTCACATACTTCTGGTGCTTATGTTGACCATGTTCTTGATGCAACGGTTATTCAAGACATGAATGAAACAACATATGATAATGAAGTTTTAGTTTGGATGGGGGTCTAAATGGCAAGTTTAACACCCAAGAGTTTCTACGTTGGATCAGACGTTGGGGCCGGCGCAAATGTTTATACTGTTGCAAATACAGCTGGTAATTATTCAATAATTAAAAACATTAATTTGTGCAACACAACAGCATCCAATGCCGTTTGCAGTATTCACTTGCTTGTGAATGGTGCAACTGTTGCTAATTCAAATAAAATTGTAAGCAATGTTAGTGTTCTATCAAATAATGTTGTATTCTATAATACATCTATAGTCATACCCGCTAACAGCAGTATTCATGTTACGCAGGTAACAGCAAATGCTATAACATTTGCAATCAGTGGAGTAGAATATGCCTGATCTTAATCGCTCATTACTTTCTGAAGGCGAGAATGCAGATACACTCGGTGGATTAACCGACGTAACAATTACTACCCCAGAAGAATTTCAAAATCTAGTTTATGATGGAACTGGTTGGGTTAATGGGTACGCACCAGTTGTTTCCTATGTCCGGAATGCTGAGGCTAATACTTTAACAACCGGAACAGTTGTTTATTTGTTCGGCGGAACAGGCGATCATGCATCTGTTAAAAGAGCAGACTATACATCTGATACTACTTCTTCAAAAACAGTTGGACTTGTCGGTGCAAATATTGCTGCATCACAAAATGGTCCAGTTATTACTAGAGGTTATATTGATGGTATAGATCTTTCTGCTGGATATTCTGTTGGTGATATTCTTTGGTTGGGAACAAATGGTCAATTTACAAAAACAAAAACTACTGCTCCAAATCATCTTGTATTTATCGGTGTTGTTGTTCGTGCAACAAATAATGGTATTATCTATGTTGCAACACAAAATGGTTATGAGATTGATGAACTTCACAATGTTGCCATATCAAATACAGTTGCTGCTGGTGAATTTTTAAAGTTTAACGGAACTATATGGATTAATGATGTAATTGATCTGGGTACGGATACAAGTGGCAATTATGTTGCCGGCATTACTGGTACGGCTAATGAAATTAGTGTTTCCGGTTCAGGAAGCGAAGGTGCAAGCGTCACTATTGGATTGCCGGCGAATGTCGTTATTGCAAACAATCTTACGGTTACAGGCGATCTTACAGTAAGTGGAAACACAACAACATTAAACACTGCTAACCTAAATGTTGAAGATAACTTTATTCTTCTTAACTCTGGAGTTACAGCATCACCAAACTTAAATGCAGGGCTTGAAGTTGAAAGAGGAACATCTCCGAATGTTGCCATTCGTTGGAATGAGACAACGGATAAATGGGAATTTACAACTGATGGTACAAATTATACAGAGTTTGGTGCTGGTGCTGGTGGGGTATCTATTTCCCCTTCAGCCCCAGCATCACCAGCAGCTGGAGATCTTTGGTATGAATCTGATACCGGAAGAACTTATATTTATTATGATAATTATTGGGTTGAAATTGGTGCTGTATCAAATGGAGAAGTGAATTCAACTAATATGGATGGAGGACACGCTAACTCTGTATACGGAGGCATACTTGCTGTCACTGGAGGTTCTGCATAATGGCTGTGCAAATTCAATTCAGACGTGATACTGCTGCCAACTGGACTTCTGCCAATCCTGTTTTGGCAGAAGGTGAACTTGGTTTAGAAACCGATACTGCAAGATATAAAATTGGTAATGGCTCAACTGCATGGGCAAGCCTTTCTTATTCATCGCTACCATCAAATGCAATTAACACAAATATAATTGATGCCAAAGGTGATTTGTTGGTTGGCACGGCCGATAATACGGTTGCTCGATTGGC